CTTTTTTTTCTTCAAATTCATCTTCAAGTGCGTTAGCTAATTCTTTACCTAAAGCTTCTAATTCACTTTCAGTTAAATAACCTTCTTTTAAATATTGTGTATAGTTAAATGTATCCATTATTCGTAGTAATCATCATCTTCTTCATCATAATAGTCATCATAATCATCCTCATAATCTTCTTCATCTTCATATTCAGATTCATAATTAAACATATCTTCATTTGATTCTGTGTAATTACCAGCTTTTCCTTCAATATAATCTAAGATTTGTTCTAATGCCATTTTAATACCTCTTTCATATATTTGGTCTTCACTTCCATCTGCTGGGTATGATGACTTCATAATTTTATTAAAAATACTTTGTAATGTCATTTGAATTTCAAAAGGAATTTCTCTTGAATTAATTAAAAACGAATGAGCAGGACCTGCTGTTTCAGCACCATATCCTTTATAAAAGAAGTCTCCATCATTATAAAAACGATAAATAATTCTATTTATTGCTCTTAACATTTCACCCTCAATAAAATCAGAATTACCTTGTCCAGGAACTAGTTTATCATACAATACATTATTTCTTTTTTCTAGAGCACCACCTACAAACTCATTTAATTGTGTTTCTTTAATTAATTCTAATTGATCTTCACTATATTCTATAGTATTGCCTTCTTTATCAACGACTGTATAAGCCATTAAATCAGAAGCAAACATTTTTCTACTACTAGCTACAGCAAATTTTAATGGATCTCTAGGATCATCTCCTTTAAGCATTACCATATCGCCTTGTTTAAATTTAGCTTCGGTAATAAATTCATTAAATTTTTTTAAATATTTCATTTTATTTTATTTTATTATTCACCAATTAAATGGTCGTAATTATCTTCTATTTTTTCTACCCATAATTCATGGCCTTTCCATTCAACTTTAACTTTGCAAATATTACCATCTTCATGGGTACCTACTGTATCTAAATGTTCTGCTCCCCCACATCTAGGGCATGTAGGAGCAGTAAATCCTAGAGGTGATGGGTTTGGATCAATATTTTCTCCTTTGTTATTTCCAAAATCAAATTCACTAGGTTCTTTCATTATCTACAGCATTTTATATCACACCATTGTAAACAAATTTTCCCAAAGCTTAATTTACAAACTAATTCACAAATCCATTTTTTCATTTTTATATATTTTTAAAGTTAATACTCCAGTGCCTTTAATTACTCTATGCCACTGATGTCTAGGTATAAATATACGTTCTTGAAGTGAAGTTGGTAAAGAATTGTCAAGTTGTAATTGCCAATCTGTTTCTCCTATAATTTCAACTACTCTATCTTCATTATCACGATGCCATAGTAGTTCTATAGGATCAATTGTTTCATTAAATTGTCTTAGAATGTATTCATCTGTAACCTCTAAATCAATGTAAGGTTTACCAGAATCCTGAGAAGCTTGATTTGAGTCCGAGTAATTTTGCATAACGTGGTAATCTACAGCTCCAATATGATGCCTTTGTTTTGTCATTCCTAGTTGAACATTTATGTCTTTTAGCAAATGCTTGACGAGCTTTTCTATCATTAATTTTTGCTCTTAATCCTCCAGATCCAAATCTAACTGTTTTTACGTTTCCTGTTTTAGGATCTTTAACATATACTTTATAAGCTTTTCCACCTGATGATGAACGCATTGGTTTGTTTAATTTAGGACCTTTTTTCTTCTTTTTAGCTGCCTCCCTTATTAAATGTTTTAAATAAGGTTCTTTAGTACCATCTACATATTCAATTTCATGATTTTCAACACTCTTAGAATTATTATGATGGATTGCTTTTACTTTCTTTCCAGCAATAGAAAGATCACCTTGAACCATTTTACCACCAACTTCATATGCTTCTTCTATTCTATTCATATCTCTATCTGACACCCAATATGCAGTTATTTGTCCTGCCATACTGCCTCCACTTTTAGCCCTTTTAACATACTCTTCAGCTTCTTCTTTTGAAAATATTCTTGGTTCTGTATAGTCAGATTCTTTACTTGTAACTAAACCCTTACCTTGTCCCCTACCTTTATTGTAAGTAACATAATATTCTTCCCCTTCTAAAATAGGAAAATCTAAAGGTACTGCTTCACCTTCAAATGTACCAAAATGACCTAAATGAGTTTCTGTTAATAGTGCTATATCATCTTCATGAGTAAATTCTAAAATACCTCTACTATATAAAGATCTAGCTTCAGCAAATAAATCAAAATAAGCACGTGAACCCGCACGAAATAAATGTTCAGTTAATGGTTTATTGTTGTCTATATGATGTTTTAAACCTTCAGACAATATACTCATCGGAGCTTTACTCTCATTAAGTAATAACGCATTACTTTTAGTTTCACATGTATTACATCCGCAATCGCACATATTATTTTATTTAAAAATTATAAGACCATCTAGGAAGACCGTCTTTAATATATATTTTAACTCCTTTACCTAATTCATCTAATAATTTATCAGTAGATACTCTTTTATAATTGCCTGATATATCATTTAAGAAAAATACTTCTTCAAACCCTTCAGACTTAATATAAAGTCTAACTATTTCTTTTGAAAAATCTTGTTCAAGTTGGAGCCAATTAAAATCATTACCATTTACATAAGATTTTATATTTAATCTAGAAAAATCTAAACCTGGATAGTTTTTCTTTAATGCACTATCTAATACTGCTAAATAATCATTTATAACTTCTGGTTGTTCTTCTTTAATTTGGTCAAAAATAATACCAATTCTATTCATTGGTCTTTTTCTTATTACTCCTTTTAATGATATATCATTTGCAAGTTTTGGATTAATTCCTTTTTCAACATCGGTATAAACAGTTTCCATTGAGTTAACCCCAAATTCTGCTTTTTGTCCCATTGGGACTGCTCCTTTATTTTTAACTTCAATTTCTTTTCCACCTGCTTCAATATCACCTCCTGATACTGCATCTTGAACATCCTTAAGCATTATAGATAATAATATTTCTCCTTTACCTGTGGAAACTCTACCAATTGAAGGTTCTAATTTTAAAATAAATTCTACTAATTCATCAGATAAGAAATTAAACTTTTCTTTTAAGTTACCTCCATCACCTAAATAAGAATAATCTTTCATATTATCAAGATATTCAGCATATTTAGGTACGTCTCCAGTAGATACCATTTTATTGTAAATACTATCAGCTACTTTAGCGGGACCCTTACCTTTTGATTTTATATAATCAATAATTCCTTGTTTAAATTTAATTCCAGAAACTGATGATAATATACGGGCTAATTGTTCTGGTGTAAATTCTTCATCTTGAAGAACTTTAATAATTTCTTCTTTAGAAACTACCCCATCTGCTTCTTCTTCCTTAACAAGATTACGAACCATCTCAATTAACATTTCTTTTTCTTCAGGATTATTCATATCAGGATATCCTTTTGGAAATTTATATGCTATTTTATTTATATATTTAGTAAAACTATCCATTACACATCAATTGTTTCTTCATCATCTACATTAATATCAATATTTTCTTCACCTCCTCCACTAGAAGCTTCACTTCCTCCATCACTACTACTTTCAGTTTCGGGAGCACCATATCGTAAAATACGTGCTATTGCCTGTATAGCTCTTTCTTCTTCTGGTAAATTAAGTAAGTAATATTTTTTACCCTCAACTTGTGCTATCCAACTTGTTTTTGTGTAGATTAAATAAAAATTAAAATCATTTTTTAAATTAATTCTAAATGTAGTAGGTTTAGGAGCAACCCAATCAATTGATGATATAAAATTATCAAATTCATGGGTTAATAAGTCAACTATTACTTTTTTTAAAATAGGGAATTTAGCAAATTCATCATACTCAACTGCAGCCTCTTCAGCTTGTCTCTTGTTTCCAACCAGCGTTGGGACAAGTAATCTAATCTTTTCCCTTAATTCTGCTGCTGTCATGATTATTTTTGTTTTGCTGTTGGACCTTTACCTCCGCCTTTTGCTTTATAAGATGCTACTGCACCTGCTATTGCTTTAGCTGCTTTTTCAGATTTGCCTTGTTTTTTTAATTTACCAACTAATGAATCATAATCTTCATTTACTTTTTCATCATCAGCTTTCATTGCTTTATCAAAAAATCCTTTAGGTAAACCTTCTTTTATTTGTTTAGCTAATTTTTCTGCAATGTATTTTTTAAGACCTGAATATGATTCTGGGTTAGCATTACTTTTATAATTAGAGTTTTCATTAGATCCATAATTAGATCCAGCATTACTTTGTTCTTTCATAGTGTTTTCGTTTACTTTAGCAGCATCAAAATATTCTGCTGGTTTAATTTTTACTATTCTTTGTACACCTGTGTCAAACCAACCATCAATTCTATCATCAACATTTCCTCCACCTAAAAAGAAACTTAACATATCTTCTAGCCCTTTGGATCCTTCTTGTAAGAATTTTTCAAATTCTTCATCTGAGCCAAATTCCATTTTATCATCTGATGTGAATAATCTTTCAGGTTTATTTTGCATATTAGATAAAGCAAATGGCATTCCACTACCTTCATGTCCACCTATATGTCTTTCACTTAAACTAACTACATCTGCTCTTGGTGATTCTTTGTATCTAAAGAAAATAACATATCTCTTTTTATTACCCATTCCATCTTCTACTAATATTACTTTACTAGCAAATGCTTTCCCATTATAGGCACGACGCCATTTATCATAGTTCATATTTTCTGTTATATTAAGTTCATTTAAATCGTCAACAGAAGTTATATAATCTTCTACTGTCTCGTCTACTACGTCTGTAGCTACGTCAACTACAGCATCAATTTTTGGTTCATTTAATTCAAATTCTAAATACTGCTTTGCCCCAACTAATGCATCTTTAGCTTTGAATATTTTACTTTGCCACCACGATGGAAAATCTACCTCTCCCATACCATCAAATTGATCAACCATTTTATATAAATCCATTGCTGCTTTACCAACTCTATATAAATCACCTTTTATCATATGAGGTTCATTATCAATATGACCTAAATCTAAATCTTCATTTACTTCTTCTTCAGGTTTATCATCTGATAAATCTCTTAGAAAGGCAAGTGCTCTACCAAACTTTTGATTTTTAGAAAAGTCTTTTTGTTCTTTATCTTGAATAGCATCATATAAGTTAAGTAAAAGTGTTGCAAATGAAGGAACATCTTTTACTTCTGCTGCAAATTTAGTAATTAATGAAGACGGAATTTCAACTTCATTTATTTCTTCTTCTAACCCAGCTGCTGATAGAGCTTCAATATCACTTGCCTCATTATCATTTTGAGAAGTAATATCATAATTACCTACTTTAGGATCGCCATATTCACCACTTTCAAGATCACCTTCATCTACTTTTAGATCTTTTTTAAGAGTAACCTTATGCATTTTTCCACTTCCTTTAGGAAATTCAAATTCTTTTTTACCTTCATCTCTTGCTTTATCTGCTGCTACAATAAAAGCATTTGCTTCTTTTACTGGTTTTCTTAAAGCATTTTTAATTAATTCGGTAATTTTAGGATCTCTGTTTTCCTTAGTAGCTTTTTTAGCCATATTAGTGGCACGTCCATACATTACTGCCTCTGCATCTTTACCATATTTTTTAACAAGATCTCTCTTGTTTTTTTTCATATTCATAATAATGTCTTCCCTTTTATTAAGTTCAGCTTTAGACAGTTTACGTTCGTTTAATGCCATTTTAATTATTTTTTATCTTCAGCAACAGAAGCTTTTCTGTACTTTGGTATTATTTTATTAATTTCTGATAAAGCTTTTCTCGCACGTCCATGAGCGGCTTTTGATTTACCACTATGTTCAATTGAAAATGTTTCAAATAAAACTTGAAGCTTCTCAAATAATTCTTGAGTGTTCATTTTTTTAAATTTTTAAAATTGTTATGAAATCAGACCAGCTAATTTTTTAAATCTTTTAACTTCTTCAGTTAATTCTTCTTTAACGTCATCTTCCATCTTCTTATCTTTCATTTCTTCTTTAACGTCATCTTCCATTTTCTTATCTTTCATTTCCTCTTTAACGTCGTCTTTATCTTTTTTCATTTCTTCCTCCATCATATCTCCAGATTTAACAACATGAGTTCTAGTATAATAAGTAATGGTATTTCCAATTTGGTCCATTAATTTTTCATCTCCCATACCTTCAGCTCTTTCTTGTGCTTTAGTTAATAAGCCTAATATTGCAGATACATCAGCTGATTCGCCTGGGATTTCAGATTTTACTTCAATGTCAGATTCTTTAGATACATCATCAATGTCAACATCTTTTTCAACATCAACATTAATATCTTCTTTTTCATCTACATCAACATCAACATCTTCTTGTTCTTTGATGTCATCTTCCATTTTGTCACGCATTGCCTCTTTTACTTCATCCTCTTCATATGAACCACCACGCATCATTTCTTTTACGTCGTCTTCCATTTTATCACGCATTGCTTCTTTTTTTACGTCGTCTTCTTCAAAAGCTCCGCCACGCATCGCTTCTTTAACGTCGTCTTCTTTTTTATAATTCATTTCTTCCTCTAAAAAGGAAGCTTTAATTATTTCTTTTAATTCCGATTTTTTCATTTTAAAATTATTTTTAGTTGGGTTTATTTATAAATATATAAAAATTTTTTCTAATTACGCATCCTTGCGTGTTCTTGTTATTTTTTACGGTATTCTGCTTTATCAGTGTTCTTTACAAACTGTTTACCTTTTTTACTACCTCTAACTTTTTTAGCAACTGTAGCTTTTCTTTGTGCCTTAGTTAATGATTGTGCTTTTTTCCTAGGTAAACATCTTGTAGTAGCTTTTCCTTTTTTCATAGTACCACACTTATTCTAACCCAATCTTCTTTTTTAAACCAATCACGTAAAGACTCATCAACAATTTTTTTAACTTTTTCATATCCTGAGCCAAATGGTGCAGCTTTACCATCGTGATCATCTACTGCATTTTCTTTAACTATTTTATCAATAGTTTTAGCTTGATCATTGTGTGATTTAACTGATTTTTTTAATTGTTTAGAAATTTTTTTAAGTGATTTTACTTCTTTTTTTGATAATTCGTCTTCATTTAATTTATCTTGTTCATCATAATAATCTTGAGGATGAAATTTCATTTCAACTACTTTACCATCTGGCTTAATACTTACACCATCAACTAATATTTCAACTGGGTATGGTTTATCTGGTTTATCATACCAATAAGCCATTTCATAACCACCATTATCTAGTAGTTCAACTATTAAACCCCTTTTATAATCTTGATCTTCAGCTTGAAGGACAACTTTTTTGCCCCTAGGAAGAATTAATTCTGCCGAGGGTACATAGTTGTTTTCTTTTTTTACTTCAGATAGTATATCTAGTAGTTTCATTATTTTTTCTTTTTTCTACCACTAATTTGGCCTTTACAAACTTTTACTGCTCTACCAGATAAATATGCAGATGATTTTTCACCAGCTGCCATTCTTCTTTTTCTATATGCTTCTCCTTTTTTGCAAAGTTTTTCAGTTAATTCTTGAGCTTTTACTTTATTAGACTCACTTAATTTAAGAAGTTTAGATTTTATTTCTTTTATTTCTATATCTGACTTGCCTTGTTCTTTTAATACTTCATCTAACTCACCAAAATCTAAAGTATATTCTTCTTCTTTTATTCTATCAAACTTAGAAGATTTTTCAAATGAATCTCTATCTGGTTTTACAGTACTCATCATTTTATCGTACTCATCTTGAGTCATTCTACCTATCGCTACATCATATGGTATATCTTTTCTTCCTCTTTGACCTACTCCTTTTTTAATACGAATAGCTTCTTCATATTGATAAATTTCATCAGCGTATTGGTTAGCAATTGGGCCTCCTTCTGGCTCAGCTTCTTGCTCCATTTCACCATATATTCTTTTAAGAATATCATTTAAATCTTCTAATGAATACATATTTGCTAAGTCTTGAGCTCTATTTTCATTTAAATCTGGACTTGCGGGTTTATCTGCTGGTTTGCCATCTATACTATAACCACATGTACCTTCATTTAATTCTTCTTCTGCTTTAGATATATCAAAATTAAATTTAATCCTTGGAAAGAATGCTCTATCACCATCATATTCAATTTCATAATAATTAGATTCAGATTCAATATCAAATCCTTTATCTTTAACAAATTTTATTGCTTTATTAAAATCGTTTTGGGGTAAATCATTTCTATAATAAAAATCAATACTACCAAATCCTTTACCTTTTAATGGATCTGAGTCATCTCTGTCTTGTGAATAATCTCTCATACTAATAGAAGTATTATAATCACCAATTTTTGATTTTAATTCTTTTTTTAACTTATCTACAAGTTTATCATATTTTTTAAAATCAAAAGATTCATTTATAGATTTGTCTTCAGCTAAATATTGATCCCTGTAATATTTGTGTATGTTAAAGTTATCCATTTTATTTATAAATATACGTTATTTCCTTGCCTTTTCCCATTCTTCAATGGTTTTATTTAAAGCTTCGAAAGCTTTTATTTTATCTATACCACCATGCCATTGTTCTACATCACCTCTTTCTGTTATATATGATTTATTTGATTGTTCTACTGCATGCATTACAAAATCTTTATACCAAGCAATAAAAGCATCTATATTACCATTTATTGTTTTTTTATTCCATTCATCCCA